AAATATAACAAACGCAGCAGTAAGGACAATCTATTTAAAAGGTTCAGTTGGAGGCGAAACTATAGTATTTAAAGACCCAAGCGGATTTGGTACACCAAGTACAAAAACATTAACTACCGATTGGCAGCGTTTTGAAATGGCTACTACAAACGATGGTAACACCTATCAAGGTTTATTCATTGATGATATTAGCGTAGGTACTATTTATGCTTATGGCGCACAAGTAGAAGAAGGCTCTTACCCAACAAGCTACATACCTAACCATAGTGGCGGCAGCGTTACGAGGGGGGCGGATAGTTCTAATATAACAAGCGGTTTATCTATTGGAAACGGCAGTGAGTTTGGTCTTTATTATGAGATTGATGTTGATGCAATACCCAGAAATTCCTCAAGTCCATTTATACAAATCCAATTTACAACAGCCAACGGAGGCGTAGGTATAAAAGGCGCATCCGATGCTATAGCTAATTATATAGACCTATACGGAACAACTGATTTTAGTAAATATTTTAGTGCAAGAAGTATGGGGAACGGAATAATTAAGTTTTTCATAAACTACTCAAGCGGTACAGGAGATTTTTATTTAAACGGGACTAAATATACTGGGGCGATTAGTGGATCTACATCGGGTTGCGAAATTGATTCCGTTTATTTGCTTGGTTCTGCTTATAAATTAAAAGCAAAGCAAATATTGATTTTCCCTACTGCCCTATCCGATGCCGAATGTATCACGCTAACCTCTTAAACCGATGGATATAATAAGAAAATACGAGTTCGTAGATGAGGCAGAAGCTAACGCTGCTATCGACCTTTTAAGAGATAAGGAAGGTAACCTTACGCAATCGGTAGTAAAGCTTGGCTTTATCGTTAAAACAGCAGGTACATACGATGAGGAAGGTAATGAAGTTACCGCCCCTGTATTATCTAAAAAGTATGCAGTAGATGTATGTTGGGACGGTGAGCCACACGCAGATTGGGAAGAACATATTATATGGGCTACACCATTAGGCGTACACAGCTTTGGTAGTTCAAGTCAGCGAGACGAATATGCTGCTAAGTATTGTGAGCTGTTTCCAGACAGCGAATACTGCAATCCACCAGAGCCAGAGGACATTTAATGATTCACTACCTTTGTAAAAAATAAATCGATGAGCTCAGTAAATTTAGACGTATCACAACGGTTAGATATCACCTGTAGAAAAGGCGATACATTTAAACTTATATTAAACATTACTGATTCAGATAGCATAGCTATTGATCTTGCAACATATAGTTTTGAAATGGAGGTTAGGAATGCCTCTACAAATGATATAGAGTTTGCTAATAGTATTTTTACATTCGACAAAAACTCAGGGGGTACTCAAGGAAAACTAGTCATAACAGCTGACTCTACTGATGTTGATACATCCGGTGAGTTTGTATACGACTTAGAATCTGCAGATACTTCTTTTACACCTAATGTTATTCAAACTTGGCTTCACGGAGTATTTACGGTTAATGATGATGTTACCGAGTAATGTCCAACTCCGTAAATATAGAGTCTTCTAGCCCGTACAGCTTTGATTTATCTATTGGAAAATCAACAATCACAACAAACGTTAGGGCTAATGATGGGGAAAATGTAACCCTCACGATAAACAATACTCAGGGTAAAAGGTTAGTAGCTCGTCAAAATGATAACAGTTTAAACGTTCCTATAATTTTATCAAAGGAGTTAAACGTAGAATCAAAAGAAAGAGTGATTGTATCGTTAATAAACCCTAACGAATATATTTACAGGGGTGGTCAACCTACTGTTGATTGGGGTGAAATACTAGGAAGTTTATCTAACCAAACAGATCTTATAAATTACATTGCTAGTGTAACACCATTTCAAACAGCTAGTGATATCGTTACAGCTCTAAACACTCTTGCTACATTAGGTTTTAGCGCTAGTATATATAGTTCCGATAAAATATATGTAGGTTCTTCAAGCCCTGATAGATCAGCTGTTATGCAAGCTGATTCAGAAAGTAAGGGTTTTTTACCCCCGAGGATGTCGTCCGAACAGAGAGACAACATTGATAATCCAGCCAGTGGACTCATCATATTTAACACAACGACAGGTACTCATCAAGGATATAACGGAGAAGCTTGGTCAGATATGTATGAGTAAACCCTTAAGGTGTTAACATTCAAATAGTTAGAACATATTTCATATCTTTGCAGGTATGAAAACGAAGAAGAGAGATCCACGTTTAGTAAGGGCTGGAGTGTCTGGTTATAACAAACCTAAACGCACCCCTAACCACCCTACAAAGTCTCACGTTGTTGTAGCTAAGGTTGGCGATGTTATCAAAACTATTCGCTTCGGTGAGCAAGGAGCAGAAACAGCTGGTAAGCCTAAAGCTGGAGAATCAGATCGTATGAAGAAGAAACGTGCTTCTTTTAAAGCACGTCATCGTAAAAACATTGCCAAGGGTAAGCTGTCTGCTGCTTGGTGGGCGAATCGTGTCAAATGGATTTTAATACTACCGTTATGGCTTGCGCTTTAGAGTTGCCAAAAGAAGTATACAAAGGTGAGGACGGACGCTGGTATAAACCGTGTCCTAGCTGTGGTGATGAACAATCATACCTAAGACGCAACTATGCTATAATGTCTTACAATGAAGGTAAAGAATGTAAGAAGTGTTCTAACAAGAAGCCAGAAAGCAACGCTCACAAAGGATGGATTAAAGATGTTCTTCGTACTTCTTTCGCTTACAAATATCAAGCACAAGCAGACATAAGAGGATTAAACTGGGAAGTTACTTTTGAATACTTAGCAGAATTGTTGATTGAGCAGGATTTTAAATGTGCTTTGACAGGATGGGATATTGATGCAATGGAACTAAATCAAAACACAGCATCATTAGACAGAGTAGATTCATCCAAAGGATACATTGAAGGAAATGTTCAATGGGTTCATAAGATGGTTAATATGAGCAAACAGCAGTATACCCAAGAAGAGTTTATTGAGATGTGTACAGCTGTGGTAAACAAAGTAAAGTGGTAATGAACGAATCAGATTTCAGACTAATCCTACTAAACGCAACAGCTTTTACAATATCTATGGCTCAAGTTGAGATGGCTCTCAAGCTAATGCTTCTAATCGTATCTATCGGATACACCTTACAACGCTGGTATCTTCTTCGGAAAGATAAAGCTAAGAAATGAAACTATCGCTAATCTCTAAGATTTCTTTAATAGCAGCTGTTACTATAATGGTTGCTTTTTTCTCTTATCAGAGTGCGCTTCTTATTGAGTATGCCGAACTTAGTAGAAAATCTGTTTGGTACGGGTGGATAGCTATCGTTTCTTTTATGCCTTTCTTTTTTTACGTTGTAGTAGAATTCATTAGGAAGGTTAGGTATAAGTTCCAGTCTATAGACGATACACTCTCAGCAATCAACAAATCAAATGCGTTAGTAGAGTTTAATATTGACGGAACTATAATTTCCTGTAACGATATTTTCTGTCAAGTTACAGGCTACAGCTTTAAAGAACTTATAGGTAAACATCACAAGATGTTTATGCCTGTGGACACAGATTTAAACAAATACAATTCTTTTTGGTACGACTTAAAGAAGGGTAAGATTAAGAGTGGTGAGTTCTTACGTATAAACAAAAAAGGAGAAGACTTCTGGATATACGGTAACTACAATCCTATTAAAAACCCATACGGTGAGGTATATCGTATTCTAAAGATAGCATCAGACATAACAGACAAGAAGCTTATAGAGCTAGAAGTACAGAAGAAGAACGGATACTTAGAGCACGCAGCTAAGATCCTACGTCACGATATGCACTCAGGTATTAATACTTACATTCCTAGAGGTCTACGTTCTTTAAAACGTAGACTCACAAAAGAAAGTGTAACAGAATTAAAAATAGAGTCTCCACTAAAGATGATTGAAGAGGGGCTTAAGCACACCCAGAAAGTCTACGCTGGGGTAAAAGAGTTTACCAATTTAGTCAAGAAGGAAGCACGTCTAGATAAGAAGGTGGTAAATCTAAAGGATATCCTTAATAATTATTTGTCTTCCACATCTTACATCAAACAAGTAGAGTTAAAAGAATTAACAGAACACGAAGTCAACGAAGCGTTATTTTGTACAGCTGTAGACAACCTTATCAGAAACGGTTTAAAGTACAATGACAGTTCCACTAAAAAAGTATCTATATATATGGATACTGAAAACACCTTAGCTATTGAAGATAATGGCGTGGGTATGAATCAAGAGCAGTTTGATCAGTATTCTCAACCTTACACCAGAGGAAGCTCTGATGACAAGGGGACGGGGTTAGGTCTTAATATTTGTGTGTCTATAATTGAAGAACACGGATTTACTATTGCTGCCGAAAAATTAGAACAAGGAACTAAAATAACAATACAACTAAAATGATTGACTCTATATTACTAGTAGACGACGAGGATCTATTCCACTTGGTATTTGAAGATGCTTGCAGTCTTCTTGATATGACACTATCTCTACAAGCGTTAAACTCTTCAGATGAGGCAGACCGCTTGTTTAAAAAGTGGTTTGAAGAAAGTCCAGCAACAGACAGACCAGAGTGTGTGTTTGTTGACCTCAACATTATAGGCTCTAGCTTTGACGGCATAGAACTTATCAGAAAAATAAATACAGATTACGGTAACGGTGTAGTGATTGGTATTATATCAAGCTCTGATGATAATCAAGAGATTGATAAGGCTAAAGCGGTAGGCGCACAGTTTTGGATTATCAAGTCTGACGAAATAGAGCCACGCCTAGAAGAGTTTGTAAAAGACTACGATGGGTATGTTGGTAGAACTGCTCCATTTAAAATCTATAAATGATAAATGGCAACGACACAATAAATGAAGCCTTACTAAAAGCAAAAGCTAAGAAGGTTTACATAGAGGGAAACTTTGTAAAAATCATCAAAGGTTCTTTAGATGAAGATGTCGTTACATACATAGAGGAGTGCAAGACAAAGGACAGACTAGCCAGAAAGAAAAGGCTTGATGTCACCAAGCAGGTACAGGCTCAAAATAAAGAACTTGAAGAGGCGTCTGTAGTGAAAGAAGCTCTTTTAATAGAGCTTCAAAACGAAAAGAATGAAGCAGAAAAACTAAGAGACGAGGCTGTTGAGGATTTAGATCTGATGCAAAAACGCACCCAGTTTGAGTTGATAGGTCTTATTGTGAAAGTAGCTTTGGTTATTATTATAGGTGTGGGTGTTTTAACTACGCTTATGTATGTTACAGCTATGCTGGCTAATAAAGACACTACAATACTTGGAAACGCTTGGAGCAATCTGTTTGGTATACTATTGACTAACAGCTTTAGTATTATTGGAACTATAATGGGAGTGAAGTATGCAACCGAGAAAAACTAATTACGCAGATAGTGTTAGAGCTTGGGCGGCTACATATGAAGATAGTGTAGCTGTTGATTATGATATGTCTCAAATGCGATACATATACGTACATAAAGATAGTAAGGACAGCTGGAAAGGAAAACAAGAAGACAATCAAAGTACGTACACACACGATCTACAGTATTGGATAGTTCCTACATTCTTTTCCATAATGGCGATTCTTATAATATTTGCATTCATTCTTTACAGAGATAACAATAAAGCACTTAAGGAAAAAAGAAAGGACAGTATACTTAATATGATGAAGGGTTATGAAAACAAAAAAGTCAAGGGTTAACGAAGCAGGTAACTACACCAAGCCCGGATTAAGAAAAAGATTATTCAAAAGAATCTTAGCTGGTAGCAAGGGCGGAAGACCGGGACAATGGTCAGCACGCAAAGCTCAACTATTAGCTAGGATGTATAAAGCTGCAGGGGGAGGTTACAAAAACTAATGGGACTCAATAAATCACAAGAATCACTAAGAAACTGGACAAAGCAAAATTGGACAACAGCTAGTGGTAAGAAAAGCCTAGATACAGGCGAAGCTTATTTTCCTGCAGCTGCTGTGGCAGCCTTGAAAAAAGCAGGTCTCTATGACGATGCTGTAAGACAAAAGAAAGCCGCTACAAAAGCAGGCAAGCAATTTGCTAGCTACTCTCCTGAGATTCAAGCTATTGTAAAAAGGTATCGATAGATTTACTAATTTTGCAACA